AATTAACCATGTAGAATTTGAGGTATACCTTATGTCCACATTTGCTGACTTTACAATTACTAAAGCAGACGACACAACTAACGTGACCTATCAGGCCATAAAAGCGGTCGGTGACACGAGATGGTGGCGCGAAGTGGGCCCTTCTAATGAAGAGTCCTGCACCGTGCTCCAGCTCATCAATCTGCCCACTAAACGTGGTTCGAAAGAGTTGCGGAAGCGATTCACTGTGTTTCTGCCCGTAATGGAAGTAGTAACAGGAAATAATTCCTCTGGTTATTCTGCGGCGCCTAAAATTGCGTTTCCCATCCGTTACAACGTGGATGGTCTCACAACAACTAGGGCGACGACAGCTCAAAATAGCGAGGCTCGCAATTTAGTACGCAAGTGCTTTATAGCGTCCACCGCTAGTGGTCAGTTTACAGACGCGTTCGATAAGAACGCAATGCCGAACTAACTAAGGGCTTTTTAATTTTTCTTTTAACCTCCTAAATTCATCATTGAAAAGGTGTATTTTATGAACGAACCAACCATGAAATCAAGAAAGAATAAAGTTTCCAGAAAACCAAGACAACGTAACTTTTATGATCAGTATAAAAAAGCACGATCCGCAACCATCACGAAGAGGGTTGCATCGTTCTTTGCTGACCAAGCTGGTTGTTACTCTGAAGAGCTCAAAAGGCTCATTGATTCAGATAGTTATGATCGGCTGGCAGTATTCAATATTGATCCTGCTTGTTTTGACGAGTCCACAATTCGTGAATTTCGTTATGCAAGGCAGGTGGTTAGCTTATATTCAAAAAATGCTGACCTTGAGCTAGATGGTGTCGACAAAAATCGTAATTGTCTAGTGAACTTTATTGAAACCGAACTTAAGTGTCGGTCGACGAATGCACGGCTTTTTCAATTGTACGAGACTAAACATGATCTGTTTAGCGCACGCTCCGATTTTACGGCAGTCTTGCGGAAAATCTCTCGTATTCTTGGGCCTGCACCCTCGTTGGCCGATCTTAATTTTCAATTCGGACCTGGTCAGAGTAGTGCGTGTAGAGGAGAATTTATCACTCCCCGCTTTAAACTTAAAGCGGTTCCAGAATGTTCCATATCAATGTTCCCGCGTCGAACCATGTCAAACTGGGTTTTTCCCAGCTTTTGGAATGACTGGATCGATACGCTGCCTTTATATCAAGGCTACCATCAATTGTGGTATAAACAACCACAGGTGGCTTATGGTATCTTTGGTATGGTTCCAAAAAATGCACGAACACTTCGTACTACCGTGACTGAACCCACTTTAAGTATGCCCTTCCAAAAGGCATTGGGTTCAAAAATACGGGAGCGATTAGCTTTGTTTGGTAATAGTTTAAAATATCAGACAAAAAATCAGTCTTTGGCCTTACTCGGGTCAATAACTGGCGAAATCGTTACTGACGATTTGTTAAATGCGAGTAATACACTGGCTTATATTGCAGTGTGGATGGCATTGAAGTTTTGTCCTGACTGGTTTGATCTCCTTAATTGGGGACGAACTGGGCATATTTGTATGGACGAATCCATGGGCTCTGTTCTTGCGCTTGAATCCTTCTCCTCAATGGGGAATGGGTTTACGTTTGAATTAGAAAGCCTTATATTTTATGCTATTGTTCACACTATGGTTGAGAAAGTGGGTGCTGATACGTCCAAAATAAGTGTTTATGGTGACGATTTAATATATCCCATCGAAGCACTAGACGATGTCAGGGCCGGCCTTGAGTTTTTCGGTTTTACCGTAAACAAGGAGAAATCCTTTTCTGTCGGCAACTTCCGAGAATCTTGTGGTAAAGATTACTTTTTTGGAAGAAACGTTAGACCTTTCTATCTTAAAGATCGATGGACTGATGCTCGAATCGTTGGTTTACTTAACTTCGATTACCGTAACTATAACTTACTAAGCGATGAAATGGTTTCATACCTGATTAGTTGTTTAGACGAGTCCAATATTAATTTTGGACCCGATGGCTACGGAGACGGGCACATTGTCACTGACAATGCGGCATATATGATCAAGTGCTGCAATCATACAAAGATAGAAAAACTTCGCGATGAGTATCTTCGTCGTCATCCGGATCTCGAATCTGACCCATTTTTCTTGCATAAACTGCCTAAGAAGATTCAAAGGCTGTTCAGTGTGAGTGATAAGTCAGGTTTTACCTTTTCCACTGTTATCAAGTTACCTGAAAAGTGCAGCGATGCACCTAAGGGTGGACGGAAATACGTGGAACTCGAGATGGATGATTTACTTATACCGACATATAAAGTACTGTCGGTTGGATCATCAAACCCTGTTGCTAGTTACAAAGAAATTGCTTTAATGCGGTTTCGGAGTTATATGTCTCAGGCGGGTTATGATGATTGGGACGTCGATTCTGTCGAATCAGCATTTTCATTTGCTAGATTCGACCCGATGCGCCCTTTCCATCATTTAAGAAGTGAAGGAGAAGACCCCTTCACTTTACCCGGTGGTTTTCGCGAACGTGTCATAAATGTTTACACATTCGGAGACTTTAGTGCTCTGCACTGCGGTTCATCCTAACTTTTTTGCGATAATGTTTCGCATAGGACAACCAAACAAATCGTCGTAACCGACGTGACGGGGAACCCAACGGTGGAGACTGTTGAG